TATCAATTATATTATAAACAGAATCAACGGAATACCTACGCCACAATTCAGTCCTGAATTGGAAGATAAGCTATGTAATATGTTTAGAAGCATCCAAGCACCTTTTTTGAAACATTGTCCGAAAGATAGAAAGAATTTTTTGTCATATAGCTATGTTCTCTATAAGTTCTTTCAGATACTGGGGCTCAACGAATACCTCAAATATTTTCCATTATTGAAAAGCAGAGAAAAGCTCTATGTTCAGGATCAGATATGGAAAAAGATATGTGTAGATTTAAACTACGAAATCATACCATCTTTATAAACTGCTTACCACGATAGGCAGGAATATATTTAAGAATCCACAAATATTCCTGTAGTCTTGTATTCCGCGATAGGCTGACGATAGGCCGACGATAGGCTGACGATTATTATAATAAATATATAGATATTGACATAGCAGATACTTGAGACACCGGAATATTCTTATTTTTACAATTTAAAATTTTATAGAAATATGGTTACTTTAGCTTTATCTGTTTAGATAGTAAAGAAGTAGCTTGAAGAGACTACCGAGAAATTTTTTAACATTTTTATATAAGTAAAAAATGATTGAGCGCTATGTATTATATAGCATTCTGCTAATCTAATAATCTCAGCTATATTAGTAATAACTATGAACTATTTGACTAGATATATTATATCTTACGAGGATAGTTTTATAGTTTTACAGTCTATGATTATATCTGTCATATTATTGAGAGCATTTGGCGAGATATTCTTTTATCTTCCTAATGATATTTATTATGATATGAATTGTATTGCTTTGCATTTGCATAAATAATAAAAATAATTAGAGGTGGCAGCAGGATGGAAGCCTATTATAATAACATAAAGGCATTGGATTTTTGCAATCCTATGTTGCTCGCGGTTTGAGTGGCAATTGTAAATCGGTTTGCCAATAGTTCTAATATGTATATTGTCAGAGCTATTAGTATCGTTAGAGTAAATAGTTTAGCAACATTAAACTGGTTGTCCTGTATTAGCAATGCTACAAAAGCTATTATTAGAGCCTGAATAATTAATTTTAACATTTTGTATAATAGTATGTTGAAATCATCGTATTTTTTTATTGACATTTATTATTATCAAACATTTTATTTGTAATTATGAAAATATATATAAGATTATAATTATATATTTATATTATAAGATAGAAGCAGTAGTATAAAATGGCAGCAGTAGAAAACAGCGCGATGGTATCAACAAAAGAGGTAGATTATTTGGACGAGGATAAGCCTATCCGTGGCCAAAACTTTGTACTATTGTCTTTTTTGAGCCCCGAAGATGTTATTGTCAATAAAGAAGCGTACATTTTTACCAAGTTTATCGAGAAGTTTTCCGACGATATGAAGAAGCTTCTTGAAGGCATCAAGGAAAAGAATCCCGAACAAAAGGATATGGTTGACACGATTGCCGACAATCACTCATATATCTTTGAGCCCAAGGAAATGAACGAACAGCTTGCGTTTTATAAATCAGTTAATAACGACACACTTGAAGCAAACTATCACAAAGATAATAACTTTATTACTTCTATGCGCGGCATTAAAGTTCGCGGCACCTTTGATACTATTGAAGAGGCAAAAGTCCGCAGCGAGTTTTTGAAGAAGATTGATAACAAGTTCAATATCTATATCGCGCAAGTAGGCTGTTGGTGCCCCTGGTCTCCTAACCCAGAGTCTCTTGATAATCAAGAATACTCTGAGACGCAGCTCAACACTCTGATGAAAGAGTATAAGAAGAATATGGATAATCGCGATATTGTCTTTGAAAACAGGAAACAAACGCTTGCTTCAAATGCGGCACCTGTCGCTGCCGAAGGTGCTGTGGGCGATAATGTAGAGGCGAGCAATGAAAATGAAGATGGAAATATTGTCAGGTTGGATGAGGTTAAAGATGAAATTGAAAAGACTGATGTTTGGACTGAGAGAAATGTTGAAAAATAATCTATATTATATTATTAAGAATGAAAGCAATTGCTATATTTTTACTTTTTATAGGAGCTATACTAATAGTCCAAGGCTATTATGATAAAAAACTTACTTGCGGTAAGGAAAAAGTAATAGTCAAATATATACCTAGAAGTACATATGAAGAACAAATGAAACCTGAAGAAAGCCTTCAAATATTTTACAGGGGAATGTTTGAAGATATTATATTGCCTTAATTATTTTTATCCTCAATATTATTAAATGGATATATTAAGAAATATTGAAAAAAAAATATTAAATATTGCCAATAATAATACTAATAACGCGAGCGAAATAAATAATTTGAAAAAGGATATTAAACTATATTTGGATATTTTTGATAAACGCGAGGAATTAAAAAGAGAGAAGAAGGGCATCTACGATGAGCTATATGATAACAAAAGGAAGGCTTATCGCATCAGCTATGAAAACTATCTATCTGATAAAAAAGATTTAATGAAAGACATTATAAAAGAAAAGACTAAAGGGGCAATTCGCAAATACTTAGAATGTAAATATGAAGATGAAGAGGCTGCTGCCAATATACCCAATATTTACACATACGAAAATATCAGACTACCAAATAATCGCGAAGATTTTGATATACAGCAGGCTCCACAGATTCCACAGGCTAAACCAAGTGTACCCGTAAATAACAAAAAAGACCATATGATACCTGTCAAGCCGGTCAAGCCTATAAAAACGGCTAAGCCCACTAAGCCTGTAGTAGCAAAACCGGATGAAAAAGAATGTCCTGAAGGCAAAGAAATAAATCCAGTAACAAAAAGATGTGTCAATGTGTGTAAGGACGGACAAGTAAGAAACCCTGAAACAGGTAAATGCGTAGCATCTGTCAAAAAGACTAAGAAAGAAGAACCTAAGAAGGAGCCTAAGAAGGAAGAAGCTAATAAAGAAGAACCTAAGAAAGAAGAACCTAAGAAAGAAGAACCTAAGAAGGAAGAACCTAAGAAGGAGCCTAAGGGGGCAAAAGAGAAAGAATGTCCGGAGGGTAAAGAAATAAATCCTGTAACAAAGAGATGCGTTAATGTGTGTAAGGACGGCCAAGTAAGAAATAAAGAAACAGGGAAATGTGTTGGTGCTAAGAAGAAATAATGTATAACGCATCACCCCATCCCTTGTCTGTCATTATTGTTATAACTCTTGTAAAATTATAGTCTCTCAAAAAATCATCTATATCTTTTATACTCGGGCAATTTTTATACAGTTCTATTTCGTGTATTTTTATATATATGGCTATTGCGTTATTCAAATAATTTGTAGCTCCCTGTAATGCTATTAGTTCGGCTCCTTGAATAGCTATATTCAAAAAGTTATATTCGTCAGCTTTAATACCTTGAATATCAAAAAAAGTATCTATAGTTATACTTTTAGATTTTATACTATTGCCATATGATATATCAGGGTAAACTTCTGTATGTCTAGACATATCTAAAATACTTGATGAAGCCGTATCATTCGCCTTGTACAATACAACATCGCTATTATCTTTATCAGTTATTATATAGTTATGGACGGATATATTATTATTCTTAGCAACTGCTACCATATCATCATTTCCCTCTATCCATATTATATCATCCTTTGCGAAGCCCATTGTAATGTATATCGGCAATTCTTCGCATTTATGAGCACCTATATGAATACATTTGTTTATTTTTATATTATTAGTATTAAATAATTCTAATAAATAGCTCGGATTTAACAACATTATACTATAGAAAATATAAAATTATCGCGTAATTATATTCAATATCTAAATATAATATTATATTAGGTTATTAAACTTAGTATATTAATGAGTACTAATAATGAACATAATGATATAAATGATCCAGTGGTACAAGATGTTTTAAATGAATTCAGAGACGAATTATTAATATCTAAAAATAATAAAGATATGAGCTTAAATACGCCACCTCTTATAATACAAGATATGTCAGGTGGCAATCAATCCAATCCCTCGTATCCCCCACAGCATTCTCAGCAGCATTCGCAGCCTCACCAACAGCCTCCTTATCCTCCATCTCATTCTCAGCAACCACCTTATCCCCAACAGCATTCGCAGCCTTCTTATCCTCCGTCGCATTCTCAGCAGCATTCACAGCCTCCCTATACACCTCATTCTCAACAGCCTCCTTATTCGCCATACGCCCAAATGAATAAAAATGATTATATGCTATATATGGATATTGAATTGATTAAGAAGAATCTCATAATAGTTATTATAGTATTCCTGATATATTTTAGCGGAATAATTAATAACATCTATGATAGGATACCAGAATATTTACAAGAAAATATCTTGTCCCTTGATGTCTATATCAAAACCGTATTGCTATTTATTATATTGTATGTAATATCTTATGCTGGATATGTATGATAAATATGTATCCTGGATATGTATGATAAATATGTATCCTGGATATGTATGATAAATATGTATCCTGGATATGTATGATATCTTTAATATTTATATGAATAATTTATATCTTGGGCTGCGGCGGCTGCTGATGTACCAATAGCCTTTGTAGGAAGAGTGAAAAATTTATATATGAAGAATACTCCTACGAAGAAAGTTAAAAATATAGAGAATATTGTAGTTCCAAATATTATAGTATAGCTGGATGAATCGTAAATATTTTTATTCATAACGACGATAGATATTATCATAACATTATATAAAATAATTATAAGCGAATAGACTGCTATAAATAGATTTAAATTATTATAATATCCCCACGCTAATGCTATAACGATAATTATACTTGCAACAGAATAACCAAATATTATAAATACCTCCTTTACAATATCATCATTTTCCGCTTGTGAAACAAAAGCCTCTTTCATTTTTATATATCTAATAATTATTAAGATTATTTATTGCGAGTATTGCGAGTATTACGAGTATTACGAATTATTGCAGTTTTTATAAAAGTTTTTAACATCTGTATTAGTTCTAAAGGAGTTCTTATCAACATCTATGATTTTTATAGAGCTCAGATTTTTTGCTCGCGATAATGCAGTATATGATTGGCCGCAAGTAAATATATTAGGCCCCAAATCTAATTCAAGGGCATCTATTGTCATACCCTGAGATTTATGAATAGAGAGCGCATAGCATATTCTAACAGGCATATGTATTATATAAGAGCTTTTTGCAGAAACCTTGTTA